TGGATGTACATCTAATTTAAATGTAGAACCTATAAAAATAGGAGATACTTTATTACATAGTTATGAATGGGAATGTGATGACCCATTCGCTAAAATTAACATAGATACAATCATTATTTTAGATATAAAAGGCGAATATGTTAAGTTTAAATTTACATCAGATATAGACAAAAATCATTATTTAAGTACAAAAATAAAATATTTACAAAATCGCGTAAAAGCAATATCTAGATAAAGAGCCAGTAGTATTTTAACGAAGTGATTTAAAACGTGAAATGTTTATAAATCACACGTTAAACATGTTCTAAAACATACTATTTTATTTGCAAATGTCAAATAAATTAACGATATTTGCATTAGTTATTAACAAAAAAAAACTAAAATCTATGAGAACAATTTATTTTAAAAGTGGCAATAAATTAGAAATAACACAAGAGATATTTGAGATGATAGCAAAAAATATATTATCTGAAAATGGAGCAAAACAAATGCAAGTATTTGAGCATTATAAAAATGGCCTTATAATGATAATAGATATATCAGGAATAGACTGCATCATTTAAATCAAACACACAGCTTGTTAAATCTTGATTGAGTTAGCAGGTTTATGCTCCTATAGTTATAATTGGTAAAATGCCTGATTTGTACTCAGTTTTTCAGGGTTCGAGTCCTTGTAGGAGCTCAATTTTTATAAACATAAAAGAAAGCTTTAACTAAAAATTATTAAAATAAAACAGGAAGGTTGATAGAGTGGTAATGTGCTAGTTTGCTAAACTAAGGCTAATGTAACAGTTACGGAGGTTCGATCCCTTTACCTTCCGCCCCGACAAGGTACAGCGTTCTAATTATCTTAAAAAATAATTCCGATGTCTAAAATGCAAATGACTAGCGGATTTTAACGAAACATTTTTTTTATTAACAATGTTTCAAACTGGAAAAAACAAATAAACGCCCCGAAAGCAAAATTAACGTGTGTGTGCAAGACGAGTAAGGGTGTTTATTTTAAAAAAATACAAGTATTATGTTTATAGTAGATTATGACGATATTTGGATTGAAGAAATAAATGAAAGTGATAAATGGAAATATGAAAGTTATCGTAATTTTGAAACATTTGAAGACGCAAAATAATCGTTAATTGAATATTGTGAGTTAAGCCTTGCTAAGGCAATACAAAAATTAAAGGATGCTAAAAAATTAAATAAAAAAACTATGACAAATGAATATCAAAAATTAAGGTTAGCATTAGCAATGGTAGATATTTGAGTATCTGATGAGATTGCAGCACTTATTTTGAAAATAGTTGATGAAGTGAGAAAAAAAGGCGGAGATTTCGTTATTTCTGATGCAATTAAGATTAAGTTTGCAAATGAAAAAGAGTTTCAAGATAAACTCTACGGATTAACAAAAAATCAAGAAAAAGAAAAAGAAACTGAACTATAAAAAAACAAAATAATGACACCAAAACAAAAATTAGAAGAAATAAAAAAAGAAGTAAAAGAAGCATTATTGAATAATGTTTTTGATATAGTAACTTTTGCCGGAATCGTTCAAATTCAATGTTTAGGGTTTATATTCTCTTATAACCTTCACCATTTTTCTAAATCAATAAATAATATTGATATATATAGTGGTCTGCCACCAAATGAAATCCAAATTTATTTCACTTCAGAAGAATTAAAACAAATGTATAAAAATATAATGTCAGGAGGCTATGATTTTGCACTAGAAGATAAAAGAAGACAACTCAAATCAATAGAAGAAGAAATAAAGATATTGAATAGTTTAAAAGAAAAATACTCTAATGAAACAGAAGTATAAAATAATTGCATTTTGCATCGGAGTTGATATGGTAGGGCAACCTATTTATCACTATCATAAGGTAAAAATTAGTTAAGTAACCTAAAAAAAAAGAGTTATGAAAACAGAAGAAGAAATAAAAAAACAATTAAGTTATGAAAACTAAACTAGAAGAAGAAATAGAAAAAATAATCAATAATTATTCAGATGAGCAATTAGTTGATAAATTATTCTATTTATTTAAAAACACAATGATTAAAGAAGCTCCAAAAAAAATAATGAAAGATATTAAAACTAAGGTTAATAGTTTAGGGGCTTTCTATGTTGATTCAGATGTTTCAAAAAAAGTAATTAAAAAATCTATTGAAACTTTATTTTCAAATTCTTAAAAACCTAAATCACTATGAACACAGAAACTATACTAATAATAATCGGAGCTATATTGCTAATTATTTTTGTGATTGGATTATCTATGTTTTTGGCTCAATTAGGTGAAGAAACTAGAAGGGAAATCAATGAAGAAAACAAATAAATTATGAACATTTTATTTTTTATATTGATTTTTCTTATTATATTTGTTGTGATTTATTCCATATTTTAATCTCATGCAGTAAATTTGCATCTATAAAAGATTATTTTAAAGTAATTTTTGAAAACAACGCCTAAAAAATATTTTTTATTCTATCTTTTTTACAGCCGAAAGCCCTACAATATCGCAGGGCTTTTTTTATAAAGAAAAAAAACCATTAAATTTGATTGCTTTTATTAAAAAAATTGTATATTTGCATTAACTAAAACAAAATGTCAGCACCAAAAAGAAATAAATATTGGCAATTTAGAGATAAGCACGGAAGAGATTATCAATATACTCCAGAAGCGTTATGGGAAGAAGCAAAAAACTATTTTGAATGGATAGAAAAAAATCCTTTATTAGAAGAAAAACTTTTTTCATATCAAGGAGAAATTAATAAAGGAACAATTAAAAGAATGCGTGCAATGACAATAAAGGGATTTTGTATCTTTGCCGATATTTCTCATACTACATGGGATAACTATAAGGTAAATAAAGATTTTATTGCAATCATTACACGAATAGAAGACATAATTAAAACTCAAAAATTTGAAGGAGCTGCAGCTGATTTATTAAACCCAAATATCATAGCAAGAGAAATAGGATTAAAAGAACAGATTGAAAATACAAATAAAAACCAAAATTCTGACGTGCCATTAACTCCTGAAGAAATTAAACGAATAAATAACGAATTAGAAGAAAATTATTAACGGCAATTGCTTGGAAAATACCAAAGCAATGTCGTAAAATTGAAAGTAAAAAAGTTCACTTGGTTTTTACCAAGCTAATGTTATAGCTATTAATAATTTAATAAAAATATTATATGAACGAATTTAAAACAAAAAGGGAATTAAAATTTAGAGCTTTTAATAAAGTTTCTAAAAAAATGTACACAATGTATGGGTTTGTATTAAATACATCAGGAGAAATTAAAGCTCAAAGAGATAATGAAGTAATGCAATACACTGGTATAAAAGATAAAAATGGCATTGAAATTTATGAAGGAGATATATTAAAGGAACAAGGAGTTGTAGCTTGGAATGATGTAGAACATTGTTGGTCTGCAATAGACTTAAATTGGAATGATAGAAGAGAATGGCATAATATTAATTATCTTACATGTCCATTTGAAATTATCGGCAATATATATGAGAATAGCGACTTATTAAGTTAGCTATAACAAAAGTATTTGACGGCGTGCAATGCCGCTCAAATCTACGTTATAATATTTTTATATATAAGGTAAAAAAACAACACCGAGCTAAGACAAATAAAATACTATTTAAATATAAGATGACAAAAGAACTTGACATAAACGAAAAGAAAGTTTTAAAAGCTAAATTACTAAGTGATTTGGCTTTTTTTACAAGGTTTTTTTTTAAAGAAATTTATGGGGAAAAATTTGTCTTGAATTGGCATCATGAAATATTATTCAATGGATTAACAGATGTTAAAAAAAGAATATTAGATATTTTAATTGAAAATTTGCCGCCCAGACACTCAAAAACAGAAGTTATAGTGATGTTTGTGGCTTGGTCAATTGCTATCAATCCTAAATCGGCATTTATTATTGTTTCACATTCAGACACATTGGCAACGGATACGAGTACAAGAATAAGAGATATAATTAGCCACCCTATATATCAAGAATTATTTGATGTTGATTTAAAAAAAGATGTAAATTCAAAGGGCCTTTGGCGTACAATTCAAGGTGGTGGTATTCGTTCAACTTCTCTAGGCGGAGAAATAACCGGGTTTGGAGCAGGACATTTGCAAGATGAATTTGATTTTTATGGAGCTATCATAATCGACGATCCCGATAAGATTAAGAATATAGGATTAAAAGACGAAACAAAAGCAAGTGAGTTATTTGATAGCACTATCCAGAATCGGAGAAACGGAGTTTACACGCCTATAATTGTAATTCAGCAAAGAGTATCTATAAATGATTTAACAGGTCATATAGTCAGTGGGAAATCAAAATTAGGAGAGTTTAAAAAACTTAAATCAAAGCATATTTCTTTGCCTGTTGAAAATAAAGACGGAGAGCCACTCTGGAAATTAAGAATGGATGAAAAAAGAATTTTAGCCGAAAAAAACAATCCTGAGACCGGCTGGTTATTTAATGCCCAATTTTTACAAGAACCGGATAATTTAGCTAATAGTTATTTCAATAAGACAGATATGTTATTTTTTGCTCCTGAAGAATTAAAAGAAAAAGAAACTGTTTTTTCGTTTATTGATACGGCGGACGAAGGTACAGACTATTATAGTCAGGTATTTTGTGCCTTACAAGGCAACTATATATATGTATTTGATGTAATTTATAATCAATTCCGTTTAGGGGAGAATGAAAAATTAGCAGCATATAAATTAAATAATATTAAAGCAAATTATTGCGTTGTTGAAACAAATAAAGAAGGTAGTTATTTTTATAAAAATTTAAAACAAAATGTAAATTGTAAGGTTATTCCTATATTTAATCATGCGAATAAAATTACTCGAATAATTCAATATGCTGATTTTATTAACGATAGATATAAATTTCTAAAAAAAGAATTTCAATCAATAGAATATCAAAAATTCTTTGAAAGTTTATGTAGTTTTTCAGCAGTTGAAAAAAATAAGAATGATGATGCCCCCGATTCTCTTGCTGGATCAGCTAAATTTGCGGTTAATTTCTTAAAAATAACCTAAAGTATGTTTTAAAACATTTTTTTAATCCAGATATAAGTTGTATCTTTGGAGAAAAATAATTAACAATTAAAAACTAAAAACAATGATTACAAAGAAAGAAGACCTTTACAACACAAAAGTATGGATAGGAAACGATCCAGAACTAAGTAAAAAAATACAAGAAAGAGCCTTTGAACTAGGTCTTAAATGGCAAGATGGAGATTCAAGTGTTTCGATGACCAAACAACCTTTTTTATGTTTTGATAAAGATACTGGAATAACTTATGGCTTCAGAGAACTATCATTTAAAAAACATCCTAACAAAGAAATCACTCCCGAAGAAATATTAGGTATTAAAAAACCAACCAAACAAGAATTTGAAAGAGTTGTCAAGTGGTTAGATTCTTTTATAATTGGCAGATACGACGAATATATTAGAATCGACACAATCACAGAAGAAGAATATTTCATGCTAGATGGTAGTTGGATTTCAAAAGAAGAGTTTTACGAAAAATATGTTTCTCAATTGAGAGACGAAGAAAAAGTTAAAAGACTTTGTGATTTTAAAACTACTAAATTAGAAGATATTGAATTAAAAATAGAAACACAACAATCAGAAATAAATTATAATGGAGTAATTCAACAAACTATTGAAATTAGTAATATTGGTAAAATAATAATTGAAGTTTATCCAGAAACTGATAAAGAATTAAAGAAACAAGCTAACATTGCTTTTGATATTCTTGCAAAAGATAATCATGATAAAGAAAAACTTTTTTACATGACAACCCCCAAAATAGGGGAGTATATCGGTAGTGAAATTACTAGAGAAAAATTTGTTAACGATTTTATTGCTAAATCAAAATAAATAGTTTATCTTTGCATAAATGTTTGAAATTGTTTCTAATTAGAGCCCCTGCAATTATTGTCGGGGCTTTTTTATGTCAATTATAAAAAACATGCTATAAAACATTAAAAAAAATACTAAAAAAACTTTTTTATTTAAATTTTTT